GCCTGAAGTTAATGCGTGGCTACTAAAAAATGGAATCTATACTAAACTAAAAGCCGGAAGAAGTTATAATGTGTCTTGGGTTTAATTAACCAGCCATTTACCTTTAGTGTCGCAGCCATACATCACTGATTCCGGGTACTGAGTTTTTATTTTAGATATAAAGTTTCGATACTTCTCTTCAGCTTCTTCTCGTGTAAACATCACCATGGTAAAATCAGTAGCAAATATGTTACTATAGTAGAATAACGGGCGGGTCGTAGTAACAGCTGACAACACTAGTGTTTGCTGATCCGGATCGAATAGATTACATTTTATAAACTCTGCTTTTGAAGATTTAAATAGATTCCAGAGTTTTTTAAACTTGGCTTCACCTCCAAAATCTCTAAACAATAGTAACTGATTTTCTTCGATAGACGAGTTTATATATTTGTATTTCTTTTTAAGATCTAACGGTTTGTTCTTAATATATGAAGGGAAATCGTTTCCATCCCAGTTTTCTTTTAGATCTCGAATCCAATCTAACGATTCCTCGCTGTAATCATAAAAAACAAATTTAACATCCGAGTTATAGTTTAATATATCCAAATACTTAAACCCTGCTGCTGTCCCAACGTATGTATCACAGTTTTTCAACGAGGTACTGAAACGATAGTTTTCACTATTATAAATCCATATTGTAGACTTAGGGGCGAGGCAGTTACGTATCCATTTTCTTTGATTAGGATTAGAAACCAAAGATTCGTCTTTGTTTATAAATGCATTGTATAAATTATCGCTTTCGTGCTCTGGGTAAATGTACAAACGGCAGTCACGCATACGTTGTGTAAAATTATCAATCTGTATTCCATTTGATAAAGCAGCTTTTATAAATCCCCATCCTGGATATCTACGTGTCATTACAGTAGTTCCGTCAATACCTTTGATCCAATACGGAGTATACTTGTCGTGAAAGTTTTCTTCTGATCGAGTATAGTTAGGCAATGCTTCAGTTGTTACTTCCCAACCTCCAAACTTTGGAGAGCCTATCTTTTTCCAAGTGCTGACATTAATCACCATCATCTGATTATGAATTTCAATCCAGCCGTCACCTTTTTCGCTTTGCCAATCTAATGTAAATGCAATAAGAAAGAAGTTTGGATTTTCTTTGTAATAGTCGTTAAGTTCTGCAAAGAAACTATTTTGCCTAATGAGATTTCCAACTGATTGCAGTATCACAATGTCGTAGCTGCCAGCAGACTGCATGGCATCATCGATACTGTCAAAATACTTAACGTCACCTTTCGTTGTTGATTCAGATAATCGTTGAGTCATTACAAAAGTTATATCTAATACTTTTTTAAATAGGTTAGGATGTTTATTTCTTACTTCTGCTTGATCGATAACAGCATATAGGATCTTTTTAGACCCTAATACTTCTGGATGTAAATTTACTTTGGTACAGCTCATAGGTATTGAAAATCCGGTGCGTAGTGACCATGTACTATTATGTGATATCTAGCTTCGTTGCTTTGATTTATTACTATATGCTCTCTAGCAACATCTAACACCATTCCGTTGCCTGCCTTAAAAGGAACTATTCCTTTTTCTTTAAAAACAAAATGGCATCCTTCAGGATTATTAATAGCAATATTTAACGGCCCAAACAATCTTCCTGGCCCATCAGTGTGAGGCATTATATATCCGCCAGGTGCTAATCTCATAATCCTAACACGATCAAACTTTGTGTACGGTAATGATTTTAAAAATTTACATAGATTAGGAAGGCGATCGCAAGCATCAGTCCAATGGTATCCTGCTTCATCTAAACTGGTAAATCCGTACTTAGTATAGTGTTCTGTTTTATGTTTGTCTATCCCATGCAGGGTTAGACTCTGCCAACCTTCATGACCGTATCCTTTTTTTCTATCTTGACTTCTATGGTTAAAATACAAATCGTCAACATTTTGACATTCTTCTAAAAATAAAGAATAGTCAAAATCAAACTGTACAGGATAAAACATGCATTCGTTATCTGCTTTTGCAGACATAACAGATTCATGAATAGGATTTTTAAAATCCCTGTTACGATTATAAAAATCAATAAGTTCTACAGGAAAAGTCATCACTTCAATCTCTCTTCGATATTTGAACTAAATCCAGCTCTAAATAAATCCTAAGGGTATTCATGTTAATCGTTAATAATCTTGTTTATATTTACATCTGTGGTACAATGACAAATACGTTTATTACATATCACTGGATCAGTGGGCCACATAATGCCTTCTGGGCTGTTAATGTTTCCGATCGATCCATTAATTCCGCAGTTTGATAATAATATATCTCCATGATGATCAACAAATAAACTCTTCAATCCTACTTCGCAGGAATATCCGTAGAAGTTTGTCATACCATCATTGATATATTTTAAGGAGTTAGGTGCGTGTTCAACTTCGCCATCGTCTAGATAAAAATCAGACCATATGTCTACTGTTTTTGGTTGGACTTCAAAATGTGATAGAAACTTTTCAGTATTACCATTATTGTGATTAAACCATTCTAGTTGTTCGGGTGTATAGACATGTGCTTGACGATTCTCACCAATCCAATCTAATATCCTTACAGGCTCTACTCTTACATGTTCGATTTTAGATAGTTTTTCAATCATTTCAATACAATGATCCCATTTTGAAGGTAGCATCATGACTCGGACGCAAACAGGAGTATGCCAGCCTGCGGCAGAAATCTTTTCAACAAACTGAGGATCAGGAAACTCTGGATGGTAAGAAAAACAAATGTAGTTTAGCATCTTGGCTATTTCATCCCAGTATCTTACTGGTTTCGCTGCATTACTAGTCAATCCAATAGTATGACCAGCTTCATAAAATGTTTTTACAATCTCAGGAAGAAAAGGACTTACACTAGGTTCACCGCCCGCAATAGTACAATGAATAGTAGGATACTTTTTAAATAACTGTTGAAAAAATCTTCTAGCATTATCCCAATCATAGTTGTGATTTGCGCCATTATGTAAACTTGCAGGACAATAAGAACAGGAGTTAGTACATATATTGTTGATGATCCATGTAAGATGCAATGACGGAGCTGTAGGAGCTTGTACTACTTTTATTATTTTTTTCATAAATTAATTATCTCTGCTTTCTTAATGCTATTAAAAGCACTCCATACGTTTATATTCCACTCGATCTTTTCTTTTTCGGAAAGTTCAGGTAAATGAATAATCTCGTTTTCTTTTATTTTATAACTATGTAATCTAGCTACTGGTATGAATCCCAAAGCAAAATCTTCAAGTTTCATTCTAGGATCAATTTTTTCCGAAAAGCTATTCTTTCTCCACCAGTTGTAAAGATCGATGCGTGTTGAGTAATCAGAATCAGGTCTAAAGTTCATGTATGACTCTGCGGCAAATCTTGCCTGCGGTCGTATTTGCCCACGAAGTACGACTTCTGTGTCATCGTCATGGCAAGCACTTGACCAATGCTTTCCAAGAGTGTTATATCCTAGATATAGCCAACCCCATTTGTGTTCCGGAGTGAATAGAAAATAATCTTCTGGCTCTAAAGATTTGTGTAGATAGTCTTCTGGAACGATTTCGTTTGGATCACCTTTAGGCAAAAAATCAAATAAGCAAGTACATATAGATTTAGTTTCTTTGTTCCATGTTCTATACACAGCTTCAAAATTATGTATCTGTTCATTTAATCTTAAAAAAGCAGCATGAGTAATCTTGTCATGAATGTCTCCTGGCCAAACAGGATTGTATTCAGGGTGCTCGGACGGTTTATCAAAGTAACCTTCGGAAATAAGACGCTCTAATCTATCTCCGTATACTTCAAACTCCTCGTGAAGATCATTTAAGACGTGAGCATTGTTTCGTAGATCTTCTACAGAAACTATTTCTGTTAAATGCCTATCGTAGTGTGCATTAATATACTCGATGTTCTGTTTAAACTCTTGAAAGTTTTCTTCAATCTCTACTTCATTTAAAATTTTTCTGTAGTTAAACTTGATTAAGTTATTTCTGGAGTTATTCTCGTCAATCAACTTCGACCATCTGTCGGCGATATCCATGTCAACAATAGCATAGTATAGCTCTAGTTGATCTCGAGTTTTAGAGTTTTCTACCGTGACCTTAAGAGTTTTATTCTTTTTCCAGTCGGTCATTCTACCCTTCCTACGATATCTCTAACAACTGTCATTTCCGGGATAACTTCAAAAGTCTTTTCATTTCTAAGTTCGTCAATTTTCTTAGTATTCCACATAAACTTTTGAGCTGCATACAAATCAAATGGTTTTTCGAGCTCACTGAAAATATGAGTAAATGCATGATCAATAGTTGTATTGTACTTCTTATTATGCTCGCTGATAAACGATTTAAGTTCTGCTATTGTTTCTTTTCTATAGTCATCTGGCAATATATGAACATGATAATGCGTTGGGTGTTCTAAAAGATTAATGAAGAAATTTTGATACTTGTGTCTTTCGCAGACCACTCCAATATCAATAAGGTGATTGATTATCGCAGGTAGTCTACGCACATTCCATGCGCCGATGGTCATGCCTGGTCTTACAGTTATGTTATCTAGAGTAGTTAGAAGTTTTAGATTTTCTTCTACTTTAGACCAAACAGTCCCAGATCGTATTAACTCAGCACGTTCGCCAATTTCATCAATGCTTGGCCAAACTTCAATTTTGCCGTTATCCCATTGACTCCAATAATCAAGTGCGCTTTTTCCGTTGTATGTTAATGTAGAACAGTTGGTGTTGTAACTGATCTTAACATCAAATCTTTTGTTTTCAACTAATAACTCTAATGTCTGCCAATGTTCCGGCATGAGCAATGGTTCGCCGCCTGCAAAATAAATTTTCTGCACATGCTTGACTTGATCCTTTAGAAAATCATAGTTAGTCTTGTCTTCGACGCTTTCAATACTCCATACTTTTTCTTGGTCCGACCATCCTAGCTTTTTGTGATCAGGGACCCAAGCCGAACTGTAGCGTGGTCCGCAGCTTCTGCATTTAAAGTTGCAGAGATTACTGAATCGAAAATCCCAATATTTTAACTGCATAGTCTTACAGGTACCGTCAGGTTCGGTAATTTCTGGAATGATTTTTATAAAATCTTTAAACTCTTTGTTCTGCCAATATCTGCCGCTTTCACCTGTAACTTTTTCTCTATCAAAACAAGTGGCGCAAATCTTTGGTTCTTCTTTATTAAGAAACTGTACTCGCAACTCTTTCATATTATCGCTATTCCAAATTTCTTCAATAGACTGTTTGTTTAAGTCTCCGGCAAAATAGTTATGATGACTTGTAAGACAGCAAGGGACTACTTTACCATTTGGTTCAAAATTTAAATGTAGGAATGGTACAACACAAAGGGTTTCTTTAGACATTTGGTTCTTCTTTTTAATGAGCTTACGTTTATATTTACGATAATACTTTTCTAGTGTAGCATATATTGGAATCATACTATTTCTCTTATTAACTTAAACTGTTGTTCTAGCCAATCAAAATCATTGATCTTTGCTAGCTCGGCAGGAGAATCTTTCCATTTCATCCCAAACTCTTTGCCGGCAAGTGCTCCTGCATATGCATAGAATCCATAAGGAACATTTTCTTCTAATATACACCAGCGGTCTAATCGAGTCTGTGTCTCAGCTTCAACTTGCCCATCGATAATTTTACTTGCCAGTTTACAGCATTCTCTAAAAGCAGACTTCCAGGTGTTAAACGGATCAGTGTTAAACGATGTAATATTCGACACTCGAGGGATGGCTCTAAATCGCTTACTGATAGATGTAGTCATATCAGCTGAAGATGTATCCATAGCTAATGTTAAATCTCTAGGCAACAGTTTAACTCCTCCATAACCATATGTTAGATCATTGATGGGGTTTTTACTATGCCATACACAGACAATATCTCTTTCATATCGAGAAACTCGGTAGTCAAAGTTAAAATCATCAACTATTACAGCATCACCGTCGACTACCCAGAACATGTGTGTGTCAACTAACTTTGCTGCTTCTATGTGTGCCTGATGTATTCCTTTAACACCGTGAACTCGTTTTGCATTTTTAAATCTCGAAGATAGATTTTTAAAATTTTCATCTGCATTTGGTTCATTGTAACTAATAAAAACTATATCGTAGGGTTTATGAACCGACACTACTATCTCGTGCTCTTTCTGCTCTAGCAAAAATCTAAAATCTATTTCTTTAGCAGTCCTTGGTGAATGTTTTGACATCAGCATGATACCATTGTATGTTTTTTCACTTTTAAATCTATGCTGAAATACATGGTTTATATTTCGATCAAACTCGTAAGCACCATTCTTAGGATCAAAATATAAATCAAATATTGTTTCGTCGGTGACTTTTATTTCTGGCCATATGACCCAAAACATTTCTTGGGGTGATGTTTCTAGTAGCTGTTGATATTCTGCGTATGTATCTATAAAATATCTAGGATATCTGCTTATAGTTACAACAGTATCGTGTTCTTTTTTGTCTACAGGAAATCTGTTTTCGATTTCTCTCTTAGACAGTGGATTATTCCTCGGACTTAACATTGTCCCATTAACATATTCCTCAGATGGTCCGCATCTGTTTTTAAAAATATGCGTGGTATTTCTGTCAAAATCATAGGTGCCGTCTAACGGATCAAAAAATATTTTAAAAACTGAATCATCTAATATCTCCGTGCCTTCCCATACAGTCCATAACATTTCTGTTGTTGAAGAACTAACAGCTTTTAAATAATCGTCATACGAAGATATTGTGAATCTATCATATACTCTAGGTTTAGATAGTTCAATATCTATTTCTTTTTTTTCTAAGAAAAATCTATTATCAAACTCTTTATTAGATACAGATGATTTTTTTGGAAATAGGCAAATACCTGAACGTCTAAAATTATAAAAACCATTTTTAAATACGTGTATGTATTTTCGATCCCATACTGGGACTTCGAAAGTTTTTAAATCAATAATATCATTTAATACGACATCATCCCACATGACCCAAAACATCGATGTTAGAGATCGGCGTGATATCTCATTAAATGAGATATTCTCAAATCGCTGAGCAAGCGGATATTTAGATTTTAGCTTTTGCCATTCGTCGGTTTCTTTTCCGACATAAAATATATCATACATTTATCGGCACCGAAAAATATGTAAGACCGAGATTAACAGCTTCTTCATAGAGATCAAGAGTGTACTTGCTTTGTTGGGCATTAAAGTTTGGCCAATCGAATCCAAGTTTTACTTTTAGGTTTCTTCCAAGATCTTCTATTTCATATCCTAGATGATCGTGGTTAACATGTTGTTCATATATATTTCTTAATATTTCAAAATCTCTAACTTGTACATAATCCCAATCGGTGCAGTTAGTCATCCATGTGCCTAGTCGGGCACCGTGTATTGCATAAAGACCATTTTCTTCGTGTGCTCCAACTGTCGACCACATACGCAATCTATGAATATTGTGCCACCAAATGCGTTCTTTGATTTCCTGAGGCGGAACTTTAACTCCGTCAAGCAATGTCATTTTAACACCTTCGCGGAATCCAGCTCGCCATGCTTGGAATGGACTGCCTGTTATAACGCTTTTGCTGTAAACTCTAGGAAAGTTCCTATAACCATCTTCCCAACAAAAATCAACCTGTCCTCTTTCGCTATCACTGGCTTCATGTGTTTTCATGTTTAAAACAAAATCGCGTTTCCAAACTTTTGGGCCGCCATTACCGTAACATAAGCCGTTAATAACATTCTTTCCGCACCATCCATATACTTGAATCTTTGGATCGGACATATCGAGATCAAGATTAAAAAACTTTGGATCAACGATGTTATCTGCGTCAATGGTTACGAACCATTCAGTTTCTGAAGCTTCGGCGGCAGCTTTGTGTGCAGCATCTGATCCTTTAACTCCATGTATACGTTTTGCCCAAGGCACTTTATTACACAGATCTGCATAGTGTAAATCAGCATTAGGTTCATCATAGCTGAGAAAAATAATATCAAACTCTATTACTTTCATTTGATTTCCATTACATAGTTTTTAAATAATCTTCTTGTATAAACACTAAACTTCGCAGGAACATCAACATCTTCATAAATCATCGGAGATTCGCTTAGATCGGAAATTTTAAAAGACAGCATTTTATAAAGAACATTAGGATCATTATAGTCTGTTATAAGAAAACTCATTTCTAAAGAACCTTCCCATATTACTTTACGTTTCTTTGCAGGTTGATATTTCTTAGGAAGTTTTTTTGAACCTCCAAGTTCCTCTGTTAACTCGAAAGTTAAAGTTTTTTTCTTTTTATTATATGTTACAAATAAATCTGGTTTTTCGATATCCGACCATTTCTTGTCAACTATTCTGTGTAATACATCATCTATCTTATAGACATTCTTAAGCTCGGCAACTTCAAAGGTACCAGTGGTAAGATCTACAAAACAATTTTGTATTCTTACTTTGCCTTCAATGACTCTTTCAGCAATCTCATTGTCTATAACAATCTTGTTAGTCTCGTGTTCAAAAGCCGATTCGGGTCCGATACTTACAATTTCTCCAGTATCGGAATTAAACAACGCTATGTAAATCAACGGAACATAAGGAATTTCTAAAGGTTCAAGTTCGATTACTTCTTCCATAAAATCTCCTCTAATACGTTAATAAACTCATCTGTCATTTTATCTTTTTCTACATAATGAACAATATTGTGTTGTTGGTAGTTTCCTATTTTTAGCTTGCCAGATTTGTTAAGATAAAATCCAACATGATCTGATACTGTTTCTGCTTCCCATGGCCAGTTCTGTATCAACGGTTTTAGATGAGTGACTCTCGGAAACTCTAACTTATAAGAAATATCGTCGGCAATATCTAATAGTTTAGCCGAAAGTGCGAATGCTTCATCTGTTCCTAACACTCTAGGTTTATAAGCAGAAAGATGCAGATTAGAAAACTCCACAGGATTGCTTATTATAGCACGACCTAAGGTAAAAAATTCATTGGCTATCTCCGAATCTTTCTTGAAAAATGTCCAGAAAGAATAGAGATTAGGTAGATCATTTTTAATAAACGCTTTTCTGTAGTGCTCATCTTTTACAATCTCATCTCGATATGTATAAGATCTATTGGCTATGTATAACTCTGAGTTTGCAATAAAGTAATCAATCCAATGACTGTAATCTCTGGTGAACAACATGTCAGCATCTAAGCATACTGTCTGATCAAAAGGAGTTAGTTTATCCATCCAACTGCGACCATCCCAGTGCGGAGGCAACTCCTTCTCGATTATATGATCAAACACCCATAAAGATTTGAATCTCTCTAGCTGGCTTTTATCATCAATAACTATCGCAACTCTATCATATCCTTCTTTTTGAGTATTTTTAATACTGATAGCAAGGGCATATGCCATTGCAGGATAATCGATCGTTGATGCATTGTTTGTAGATACTACTATAAGATAACCAAAATTCATATTAGCCCCATTAATGCATCGGCATTTCTTGTAATACTTGATTTGTTCATAACATGAATATCCATACCTTTAGTCGAGGCAAGACAGTAGTTGTCATTTAGTGTCGGTGATACTAAAAACTTTAAAAGACCAGATTCATTTACTTCAAGTAGCATGTCTCTGTCAAGTGCAGTTAACACAGGCGGCAAAGACACAGTGGCATTTGTTTCAAATCCGTCTAATATATGTTTTGCTACACTAAATGAAATGTCATTTCGATATTGTCTAGTGGTAAATCTAAATAAATCGCCATAATAATCGTACCTATTCCTAACAAAATCTACCATGTCAAAAATAGATTTTGAATAATCATTCTTGGTAAACATTATAGTTGTGGCCCAAAATAAGTGTACTCCGGTATCAGAAATATACCTATCATGGACTCCTAGTCTATCAATATCTACTATATCATTGATAGCTTTTGATATTAAAAAATCTTCTTCTACATCCCAGTATTGTGCTAGTCTGTCTGAAAATATTAAAAAGTCACTGTCTATTAATAATGTTCTATCATACGGAGTAATATCCCAAGCAGAGCATCTATTGGCATTTACAAAAGGCACAACTTTATTTTCAACACCGTCATAGAGTTTACGAGTATTATCAGTTTGAGGGCGATCAACTAGAATGATATTTTCAAAAACAGATTTTGCTTTGTCGTAAATGCCAGAAGCTTTCATCCATTCTGCTGTGGACTCGTCAGTTACTAGTGAAGCAGGAACCTTGAGATGCTTTGACGCAAGGCCTCCGGCTATTATAGCATGTAGAGCATAATCGACTTCTGGATTGTTATGCGCAAATATTAAAATGCCTTTTTTCATAGATCGAGAAGTTTCTCAACAGTTCTACTTTTTTTAATTTTTTCATATTCGTCAAAATACTCTATTGTAGATACAAAATATCTATCTAAAATCTCATCTCTAAAGGATTCTAGATCTGGGATAACTATCGGATTATCATTTATATCTAGTAAAGGAACATCTTTCGAACGACCAAGGTCAACTAGCATTTGAACAAATGAGATTAAAGATCTATCGATCTTAAAAATGCCGCCATTAACTCCGTAGGTTAACTTAGCATCAATTTTTTCTTTTAGGGTTTTTCTTTGAATAGAAAAGGTCTGACGATAGTTAGAAAAGTCGAGAGCTTTTTTGAGTTGATCTTCCATTGTTTCTCCTAGTTAACATAGCAGTTTATTTATTTGCTATACTAGGAGGGGAAGATATTTTAGGCAGGAGCTATTTGAGTGATAGTCACTGTTGGCGATTCAACTCTAAAATTACCTGCACCAGCAGGCAATAGAGTTCCATATGCTTCATAGGTTGTTATATTCAAACTAAAGGTTCCGTCAACTGCATCAAAAGGAGGCCATGCTGGGCTGTTTGCTTCAGGGTCATTATAATCGTCGGTCCATTTAACTCTAAACTCTATAGAGTTAGCATCACCATTGCTATTATCAATCGTGTTTGGAGTTCTAGCATCAATAGCATAAATGTTACTTGAATATGGCGAAGACCCGCTTTGAGCATACCAAGTTGCAAAACTGCTTGACAATCTATAGAAGTTTTGTCCGTCATTTGGTTCAGTACCAGTCTGTGGTATATTTCCGCCAAAGGCCTGTGTACCGGCCGTATTTAAAATTGTTGTCCAGGCCAGGATCTGCGAAGTGCTGGTTCCACCAGTTCGAGTTGAAGTAAATTGAATCTCGCTTCCACTGTTGAAAAAGTGTCTTGCTGCTTGAGCATTAGCCCAACTTACTGTTGCAATACATTGTATTTTTGTACTCCAAGAACTTCCAAAAACTCCTGGCCACGAGGTTGATGCTGTACCTTTATTAGTGGTAATGGATTGACTCGGTGGTGGTTTATTAAATTTATTAGCTACAATGCTATCAGCGATAGAGTCAAACTGTGAAACTGGTGCTGTAGTTGGGTCATATCTTACTGTGCCGCCTTCGGCGACTTGTACTAAAGATGGAATACTTCCGTTTTGATGATTATATGCATTAATCATATCATAACGAAGATTGGACCATTCATTGATAGTTACTTTGCTAGATTCGGTAACTGCTGAACTCAATACAGTTTGTCCATACCCATTATTTCCGCCAGGAGAGAGACCTAATACCGGAACAACTTTATCCCGAATATTATTATAATCTGCTTTATAGATGATGTCATTAACGGCCATGTTTTAAACTCTATTATCGATAGAATATTTACGCAAAAAAGAAATCGTCATGTGTAATACCGAACAATAACAACTCCCGAGTTGCCGTCGCCGCCACGAGAGTTTCCGCTTACGCTTCCACCACCGCCACCGCCACCGTAGAATATAGCATTACCGCCTGTTGATGAGCCGCCGCCACCGCGACCTCCTGGTACCGCTGTGGACGATATTGCAGTTCCGCCTGCACCACCGCCTCCATAGTATACTGAAGATCCAGTAATGCCACTTGCAGTACCATCACCGCCTGATCCTGCTGATGTAGAGGAAGCATAAGATCCTGATTTTCCTGCTTGACCGGTTGGCCCACCGCCGCCACCGCCACCACCGTTTGTCCAATTATAGTTAACTACGGCTCCTTGATCAGATGCAATAATACATCCAAACGATCCAGGGCCTCCTGTGTTAACTCCGCTTAATCGAACTGTGTGATTTCCAGCAGCGATTGATATAGAAGCATTATAGTTTCCACCAAATCCGCTAACATCTAAAGCATTAACTCCATCTATGTAAACTTTTCCGTAGTTATCACAAGATGCTTGTATGTAATAGGTAGTTGAAGTTGGGAAATAAACATCATAAGATATGTCAAAACTTCCAGCATTAACATTATTCAAAGTCCAAACACCAAATGTGTTCAAGAATGCGTTATACGCTGGATTTGCATATTTTGTTACTCGAGCGGGATCACTATACAATGAGTTGAATATGTTGGCATAACCTGCACCATTTCCGCTACGGCCTCCGGTTTGATTATTTCCGTAATATTGAGCAGTTGGGAATCCAAAGCCAATCTGCCCAATATCACCACCATTGCCGCCGCCTCCGCCGGCTGAATCGCCGTTATTTCTTGCAGCTGATACTTCGCGACATCCGTTCCCGCCTTGGCCGCCAACTGCTTTATACGAGAAGCCTGGACCGGAAATAGTAGAATCGGCACCGTTAGTACCTGCGCCGCCATTGCTGCCACCCGACCCGCCACTGCCGCTGGTTATTCTTATATTAGCACCGGCAGTTACTGATATTCCGTTGATAGTGCGTACTTCTCCACCTCCACCTCCACCTCCTGCACCATGCAGTGGATTTCCGTCAGCGCCGCCACCGCCGGCGCCACCTGCGACAAGTAAGACATCGATATATCTAACATTGGCTGGAACTGCCCAGTTAGTATCCGAGGTGAATGTTGCCACTGCGTTAACAGGAGCTAAGAAAGAAGTGTCTGATATAATTACCGGTGTAGATTGTGCGAATAATGTTCCGTAGGAATCCGGAGAATATTTTCTTATTTGTAATACAATCGATTCTGTTCCTTCAGATGCATAATCATTTTTCAATATACGAACAACAGTTCCTGTGTTATTGTTGATGACAAAAGATCCGCTGTTTGCATCATCAGTAAAATCAGCACCGTTAGTTGTACCGGCATTGGTCCAGAACAATGTAGTTCCGTTAGATATACCAGATGTTATAATATTATATGTTACTGTACCACCTTCGTTTACAGTAGATGCATTTGGGGTTACCTGGCATGTAGGCACCGATGTGTCAGTAACTGATACTGTTGCTGCCGTAGCAACAATAGGACCAACATTTGATGATGTTCTTAAATTCATCACAATCGATTCTACACCTTCTAAGGATAGATCGTTGGTTAATGTTCTAGTAAATGTTCCGAGGCCGCTATTGATCGTTACAGATCCTTGATTTTGACCGTCAGTAAAATCGCTGGCATCAGTGTTACCACTATTAGTCCAATATAAAACGGTGCCATTATCAACATAAGATGTCGATACTGTAAAAGTTATTGTACCGCCTTCATTGACCGATATATTATTTGGCGTAACTTGATATATTGGCGTTGGAGGCGGTGGAACGTATATAACTCCGGTAATCGCTATAGAAGATATAGAATATGTAGGAGGAGTAATAGTGAAACTGCCGCCTTGTAATAATGTTCCTGTTGCTCTAAGCTCTTCAACAGAAACAGTTAATGTTCCGTCAACTTGATCAGGTGGAGGTGGATATCCTGGATCGGTATATCCGTCATACAATGTAACTCTAAATGTCAATACTGTTGCTGTTCCACTTGAGTTATTAGCAACGTTTGATTTTACTTCTAACTGATAGTTATTTGCAGAGTACGGTGTTGACGATGCCGAAGTATAATAGTTCTGATAACTGTTTGTTAATGTATAAAAATTAAGGAACAGAGAAGTGTTTGCACCAAACTCTTGTGCTCCGGCAGTGGCCAATAAGTTAGTCCATGCACCATTCTGCTGAGTTGCAGATCCGCCTGTTCTGGTTGTTGATATTCTAATTTTTCCGCCAGTATTAAAAAAATACCTAGCTGCATTCGCTGAACCAAAAGTTACTGTTACTTCACATTGTGCAGATTGAGACCAAGCATCTGTCAAGGACTGTGATGCTCTTGAAGAAATTACAGACATGCCTTGACCAATAACAAATCTGTTTGCTATTATCTGATCAGCTACTGAGTTATAGTTTGTATTAGGGTTAGCAGCTCCAAATCTAACAGCATCGCCTGCTGAAACTTGTATTAAGTTTACCGGAGGCGTTCCGTCCTGATGAAGTTTTGCATTGTATAGGTCAATCCTTAGATTTTCCCATTGTTGTCTTGTGATTGTGTTACCCGAGGAAACTGCGCTGCTGGCGATTGATTGTCCGTATCCAAAAGATCCGGAACCAGTTCCTATTACACTTACAACTTTATTGCGTATGGTATTATAATCAACCGCCGCAACTTGTGAACCTGTTGGCATATTATAAAATCACCGCTTCAATAAGTTTTAGACCTGTGTCATCGCTTGACTCTAGTGCGATTGCAAACGTGTATAAATCAACGTGTCTTGCTACTGCGCATCCGTTGTCAGAGGCCACTAAATGATCTCCTTTCTTGACTGCTCCTGATACTTTGACTGGAACTCGTCCTTTTAGTGCAATGTAAGTTCCACCTTCTAGATCTTTATTCATCATAAATGCTGGATTAGCACTTACTACACCTACAGCTCTCACACCATTGTGACTTGCTGTTACTTCTTTTTCTCCACCAATCATTACCACAGTTCCAACTTCATAATCTTGATCTGCTAGATATTTTTCAGCTAGGTCAGCATAACGAGCTGCGGTTGCTGTACCTTGGAATAGTGTAGCATATAAGTCACCGCTGGGATCTCTTGCTGCAATACTATTTGCTGTTGCTGTAGTTTTTGCTGTTCTATAAGTGGCATCTGTATCAGTAGCACTGTCATCTATTTTAATTCTGTCTGCTTTATCAGTAATACCAATAAATTTTGTTGCTGCAATATTACCTGTAGCATCACGAACTGGAATCGAGATCTTGTTTACTGCGCTAGGAACCGCCACTGATGGAGCAATCCCAGTCAACTTGCTGGCATTATCTGCATTACCTGTTAGGTCTCCCTGTACACTACCAAATAAGTTTCCTCTTAAACTTGCGCCATCGTATCCGATTTGTCCAGTAGTGGCATTAATTAAAACCGTAGTATCAATCGCTAGTATATTTCCTGTGTGTACTCCTGTGGTATCTCCTGTAAGATTGCCACTAAATGTACCGTAAAAGTTCGATGAATGGACATTTTTCCATCTAGCCGTTGTAGTTCCTAAACTGTATTCGTTATCCTCGCCTGGTGTAATCGTTGTAAAATCAAATGTAGCAATTTTATTTTTTACACCGCCGGATGTAATTCTTATTGTGATTGGTCCGCCTAACTGGCTAGCTAACACTAACCCGTCTGTGAGTTCTTTAGCAATCAATAAATCGTTATTTGCGCCAACTGTGATACCGTCATCTGTAAAAGAAATCTTGCTGGTAAACTTAAGATCGTCTTTCTTTAAGAAACTAGAGGATGAAAATCCATTTAGTGTCAGTGCATTAGATGCTGTTCCCCAAAAATAGTGATCATCACCAGTCACTCCAGTGCTTGGAGTTTTAACTAAGGTGATACCTTTCTTAATGAGGTTGAAATCTTGTATAGGGTTAGTTGTAGGATTAAGAGTGAACTCGTCTTGACTAACTATTGCTACCACTACACCAGCAGAAACCATCTTAATAATGGTATGATTGTTATTCAATGTATCTTTAACAACTTGTGCAGATACAGAACTAGCACCTAAATCTGGGCTAGCAGCTGGTCCAACTAGTACATAATCAGTACCGGACCATGTATATAACTGTTTTGCAACACTATCCCACCAAAACTCGCCTGTGGCTAATCCAGATGGTGCTGTAGAACTAACCTCAGCGCCATTCGCTACTTTAAATTTTGATCCTGTATAGAACTTTAGTTTGCTGTTAGCACTGTCGTACCAAATCTGGCCCATAACAGCTTTTGGTGGAGCAGTGGTATTTGCAAAACTTTCTAATAAATGTAGGTAGTTTTCATTCTGAACTTCACCGTAACCAGCGTAGTTCTTACCTACAAATCGTAGATCTGTAGTTGTGTCAATAGTACCGTCTTCTACAGCTACTAAAAACGTTCCATTAAATTTGTTTACTTGATATGCCATTTCTGCTCCACCTTAATCTTTGTATTTATAGTATTTCTAACTTGTGCTTGTTACAGCTTCATGATGTAAAATAATGCTACGTAAGGAGGAACAGTATCTACTGTTATTCCTGCAACAGTTGCAGATCCGCTTAACGTGTGAGAGTGTACACCGTCTGCTCTAATAACGTGAGAGTGAGACTGATTTCCACCTGCAGATTCAGTTACACTCGGAAAACCATAGGATCCATTGTCTTGGTCACCGTCTGATGCATTACCGTTAGTATAAAAACTAGGGTAAATGTATGTTCCGTTTCGATCTCTAACAGGACCTGTACTTCCGCCTAGGCCGTAATCGCCGATAATAGCATATGTATCTGTGAACAGATGTGTATGAGCTGGCATTTCTGCCGGAGTAATAGTATGCCCATCGGTGACACCGTTGTGTACGTGGCTACCTGCGTTGGCTGTAGTTCCGCTAAATGTCACGGATTGACTACCTGCTGACCCTGTAGTTGAACCGCCTGTGGCTCCTAGGCCATACGTTGATCCAGCACCTATCACAAACTTGTTTCTTAAATCAGGTGTTCCGTTGGCACCGTCACATACTGCCCATCCGTTGGGTACTGCATTTGATGGACCGTACCATTGCATGACCATCCCACGTATAAATGATGTTCCCCATACTGGGTCGCCTGAAGCATTTGATTGTAGAACCTGTCCATCTGCGCCTGGGGCTAACATCGCTGTCGCTCCAGCTTCTGATTGATAAACTAGTGAACCTCTAGTTCCGCCAGCAATATGTGTTGTTGTGACTGCTGTAGTTGCACTGTCTGCATTACCATGAAATGTTGCTCCATACACATCTGTTGCACGAACATTATTTGCATAAACATTATTCCATTTAGCAGTAGGATGTCCCAGGTTAGTGACATTTTCTGTATCTGGAATCAGTGCAGGAGCCTGTAAGCCTCCCTGCGATAGTGATATAGATGAAGGAATGAAATTTAAATCAGTTGAACCACCAGGTTGTAAAGGATCCACAATTTCAAAATTTAGTGGAGTATTAGGCAGTTGAACTTTTACTGTAGGATTTCCGTTATCTATAAACAGTTTAAGTTGTTCCGAGTTACCAATTTTAACACCAACATCTACTACTGTAAGCCCTTGCAATGTTCCTACTGATTCCAAACTTGAATATCTAACATTGTCATTTAAATGTGTGCCTGTTAAAGTTCCGGCATCGGCTGTAATACTAATATCTTCAGTACCGTTGAAGAATACTCCATTGATTGTTCGACCATTTGCCAACTTAGTAGCTGAAAATGCATTACCTGTTAATGTGGCACCGACAAACTTAGTGGCTCTAATTTCAGCGAAACTGCTAAATCCGTCTACTGCTGTTACATTTCCTGTAACATCGCCGATTAAATCTGCTGTGATAGTTCCAGCAGCAAAATCTCCAGATGCGTTTCTTAAAACTATTTTGCCTACAACATTTCCAGAGGCAGCATCTACTCCCCATGTTGCTGATTCAGTTCCATCAAAATTATCACCTATAAGAAACTGACCTCGAATTAATGGTCTAGTGGTGCTGGCTCTGATAATGATATCATCTTGGCCGTCAAACCCTATACCGTTTATAGTTCTCTTGTTCTCTAATCTAACTGCCCTATCAGCGACTCCTTCGAGATCGCCGTGTATTTTTGTTAATCCAGACATTGTTATGCCTGACAATAATCTATCAAACCCTGGTATAGGATTTGCGAAACCAATTCTAAAAGGTGCTGAAGATATTATTCCAATAACAGAACCATTTACTTCAAGCAATATCACCGCATGATTAACTCCCTCGGTATCTGCTAATAATGCAGAACGTGTTTTAGTAGAAGCAAACCCTTCAACTTTTTCTGGTCCAATTAATACCCAAATATTACCGTCCCAAACATATAGTATTCCCGGAGGATTCTTATACCATAATGCCCCCGGAGGTGGATTTTCTGGTGGAGCTGCTGTTAAAGTTGGATTACCTACTACTACCCATTGTGTACCGTCGTATACATTTAAAAGATTAAGAGTAGTATTATACCATGTTTGACCGGATATAGGTCTTGCTGGAGGAAAATCGTTAGCAAAGTTTTCTAACAAGAATAAAAAATTCTCATTCTGTGTTTCACCGTAGCCTACGTAGTTTCGACCTACTAGTCCTAAGGTAGTGGTAGTATCAATAGTTCCGTCATCTAGAACTACTAACTCAACTCCACTGTATCTATTAATTGTATAAGGCATTTAAACCGCTCCTGATCTCATTATGGTGGCAATATTGTGTCGGACACATGGTTCCAAGCACCGGCGTTAATCTGGAATATCTTAACAAGTCTAGTTGTTGTTATGGATTCTGCAGGCACTGTTGCTTGGCTGATTGATACGTTAGTAACTGCTGATGCTGTTCCACTTGGAGTATTAAATGTCGAAACACTTTGATTTATCAAAGGATTAATATCTACCACAGTAGTCGAGTTGTTGATAATCGAACACAATATTCTAGCTTCTGTTAGTTCTCTGTACTCAGCAGGCGGAGCAATAAGATTTAAAATATTCAATATAATATAGCTATTTGGTTTACCGTCTGATAAATCCATGCTTAATACAATATTTCTGCTTTCAGTAGTTTTATCTACGTATTCTTTTGTGGCCGCATCTTGTGCAGTTGTCGGATCTGCTAGTCCTGTTATCTTTGGCGATCCTAGAAGAACTATATTACCCGTACCATTTGGTTCAATCTCAAGATCTTGATTAGTCTGTAGGGTAGAAATCTTAGTGTTTTCTATTCGAATATAAGGTGGATCTGTTGATAGTCCAGGTCCAATGTTAACAACTGTTTGTTTACCAAAGCTGGTTACACCTGGAATAGATGTAACTGCTGTAGTTAACGCAAATGTTTCGCTACCAGATACTATACTAGTTTGTTCAATAAGAGGGATACCGTCAATGGCATAATATTTTCCCTGTTTTAAGTTAATGCTTTCACTACTGTTCCATGCAGATGATTTTAATTTTGGCCATGTATCGTTATACCCGCCAGCAATGGCATCTGCCGAATTACTTGTGGCTGCTTGATTTGTCTGAGACCATAAAAATATTTTAGCAGTAGCACCTTGTAAAATAATACCGCCAGTTGATGCATTTGCTTCAGTCGGCGTTACTCCAGTTTGTTTTGCTAGAACAATGTTTTTATCTTCGACTGTAACTGTTTCGGTATTGAATGTAGTAGTTGTACCCTGTACAGTTAAGTTGCCGCCGATGGTCAAACTTCCCCCAACGTTCACTGAGCTGGTGTTAACTCCGTTTACCAGGAAATCGTTTCCTACATATAAGTTAACTGTTCTTGTTGCTGCAAATATCTCTAAAGCATTTTCTTGAGAAATACCACGTCGAACGTTTAAGATTAAATCCTTGTCACTGGCTGCGTTTGAAAGATAGACATTACCGTTGTTCACTGTTAAGTTGGCTTGTCCAGCGCCGCCTGCAACGAGTCCAAGATCTGTGGTAATTCTAATCTGTCCGTTGATAGCATTAGATGTGTCTTTTCTTACATATGTTGTTGATGCGATTCCGCCAAGCTGATCAGAATTAGTAGAAGTTACATTAAACTTAATATTACTCAAAGTTCCTGCATTGAATCCTGGAGAAATATTTCCAGTAAATCCTGTAATGGCGTTTTTTGGAGTAAATGTTGCATTAGAGGAAAATATCCCTAGCAACAAACCATTATTATAAAATAAAGTAATAACACGAGTTTGATTAAGAGTATCTAAAATGCTGTTAACTTTTAATCCGCTGAGACCTTGGCTTTGAGAATATGTCGGTCCCAACAATAATGTTGAGGTACCGTCATAGAAATATAACTGTTTATCAATATTATTAAACCATAAATCGCCGACACCTAGTGTAGACGGTTGTGCATTTGATATTGTTGCAGAGCTAACTGGAAGGAACTGTGTTCCGCTGTAAACTTTAAGTTTTAGTTCTGACGCATCGAACCAAATCTGTCCTCGTATAGGATGAAGTGGTTTAGATGTTCCAGCAAAGTTTTCTAACAGCTTGATCAAGTTTTCATTAAAAACTTCGCCGAATCCACTGTAATTTTTTCCTATAAGAGTCAAGTCCGTAGATAGCTGATCCAGCTGGCCGTCTGCCACTGTAGCTACTATCGATCCGTCTGTCTTATTAATTTGATATGCCATGTTATTACCTTAAATGTTCTCGTTAAAATGCCGGTGGTCCTGATCTAATAATATAGTTTACAGTTAGATAAGGATTCATTAGTGGAATAGGATCTCCTAACGTGAAACTTGGATCTGGTTTTTTCACTGGACCGGATGTGTTTAAGTACTGAGCCGATCCCGGTGATGTTGGTCCTAAACCTGTTGCTGCCGGTGGATTAATAGATGTATCAACTCTTACAGCAGAATATTGTATTCCGTTATATGTTAAGCTATGCTCGTGGTCTGGAATATTTGACAAACTTAAACCAACTGAGCTTTGGCCGGCATCACCACCTAAAATCGTTGCTTTAACGTCTGGTACTCGTCCTGAGCTGCCGCCACCTGCATCAATGTAAGATCCGTTTAGTGTCGGTACTGTGCTGCCATTATCCATATTATCTTTACCTAGTGTAAATCTTCCACGTAAATCAGGAACACGGAATGTATTAACACCAGCATATGTAATCGTTGATGCAGCGCCTGTACCATCAGCAGCAGTTGCATTTCTAGAAGCTATAAAAGAGACACCGACTGCGTTTGTTGTTGCTCCAAAACTTATAAAGTTTGTGGTGCCGACAGCTTCAATCGTATATGTTTGATCTTTAATCAACTGTGTAGCTAAACGAATAGTTTTACTGAAAGATGTACCGATAATGTCATAGAGGTCTTGATACTTTGCAATTTCTTGTTCACTTCCGTCGCAGAATAGATAACCATACGGTACTGATTTACCACCATACGGTAATATTGTTCCTATTGGAACCCCTAAGTCTCCAATAAAATTATCTCTGCTTTGTTTTAATAGACCCGATGCTACACCAGTTGCTGCGCTGGCTCTATAAGTTAGCACATAGTCTGTTCCTAATGATTTCGAAACTTCATCTTTTGAACTGATGATGTTTGCAGTAAGTGTTGTATTGAATATTTTTGTAAAACTTCCTTTCTGTCCGTCAAACTCAATCGGCGGGGAAGACACGTCACCGGTTAGTGCAAAAGAAGTTACGTTTTTTAAGTTTGTAGCTGTGTTGGCATTACCATTAATATTACCAGACAACACACCTTGGATGGTATCTGCTACGATTGTTTTTGCTCGTACAGTTCTCCATCGCTTTGTTGCTGAACCTAGGTCAGAAGCATCAGTGACACCTGGTTGAAGTGTTGACGTTTGAGTCACTCCAGTAACCACAAGATCTGTGCCAACTAAAAGGTTTTTAGATATAGCTACGCCGCCAGCTGTTCGAATACTACCATTATTAAAGTTAGTTGAAGGAGTAGTATCTGTTACAATGATACCGCCTGTTGAAGCAATATTTCCTACGACATCTAAAGATTCTTCAGGAACTGCTTTGTTAATACCAACCTTGTTATCAAGGATTCTTAAGATCGTATTAGGAATTCCATCTCTGTTTACCTGTAGATCTAGAGAACTTCCAGAAGCCGCATTGTATATGGTAGCTGCTGTTGTTGAGTTTGAAATAATTAATGTTCCATCAACTCCAAGAGTAATACCGTTATTACTACGAATATTAATTCCCTGTTCGGTTGTGTTAACTTGATCTTTTCTTAAAAAGTAAGAAGCTGCTACGCCGTCTGGTTCACCAGTCTGAGAGTTGATCCCGGTGTAGAGCTTATCAGCAAAGGTAGAGATTCCTGCAAGTTTAGGAAGAACATTACCAACGAAGTTTGCCTGTTCTGTTGCATTTGCAGGATTATTGATGTTTATCCCTGATTGTATTCCGATGAAACCAGTAATCTTGGATTTTGGAGTAAATGTATCTTTGCTTATGATGGCAACAGGAATATCTGCCACATAAAATATAACTATTGATCTGTTAACGTTATCTGTATCAACGATTCTTTCAACTGCTGGACCATATCTCAGACCATCAACTGAGCTTTCTGTAGGTCCAACTAGAATCCATCGAGTACCTGTAAAAATACGCAACTGCTGATTAGTAGTGTCAACCCAAAGTTCGCCAACCTTGGCTGTTTCAACTGAAGGTTCAGAGTTGCTTTTTTGAATATTACTAGCTGCCTTCCAGTTAGTTCCGTCCCATAACTGTAGATAGCCATTACCACTATCATACCAAAGTTGACCTTCAATCGGAGCTTCTGGTTCAGTGGTGCTGGCGAAGTTTTCTAAAAGATGAAGAAAGTTCTCTGCAATAATTTGACCGTAACCGGTTACGTTTCTACCCGGAAATCTTAAACTGGTGTCTTCGCTAGAAGTGTTGTCAAATACTGTTATTGGACTTTTGTTATTACTGTCGGTAAAATTTACAATATATGGCATGATTAAACCTCAGTAAAACTAGTTAAGCTCTGTACACGGATTGTATAATCAATCTGTAAAAGTCTATTCAAACTTTTTTGTACTGGGTGGAAAATAACATGAGTCAACAGTTTTCCTTCTCCATTAGGGTTGTAAGATTTAAGACCTAGTTCATCAAATACAAAGTTTCCACTTAAATCAACAGAGTTATCAAATGCTTCCTGTTCTGTAGGCTCACCATAATCTAAAAGACAAGATACTAGTATATCACTGTATGTTGCTCCGCTGACATGGCGGATTTCCATTTTATTTCTAACAGGATCGGTGTTTGCTATGCTATTTTGATCTACAACTTTAGCATATGTTTGATTATATAAGCTAGAGTTAACACCTACGGTATTTGTTGTCAAGTATGTAATCAATCCTGTAGGATCTACAGTTGTACCGCCTGTGCCAAATGCCATTTGATAGATGGTACCTTGTCCTTGATTACTCAACGCATTAACCATTGCCACTGACATATTTTCGTAGTGGATCGCATTTCGCTTGTCGATAAAAACTTCGCCGGATTGCGGGTCAAATATCTGTAGATGCCCTTCAAAATGGAAGCCGCCTGTCTCATTTGGACGAGTTTCTTGTTGATTTTGAT